AACCACCGGACGGACTGCGATAATTGTACCCGCACTGATTATAATTTGGAGTGTCCGCATATTCTGCAGACCTACGAAATAACGCGAAGTCTTAACCATGGCATACAAGTAATACCCGAGCCGGTAAATGGTTGCAAGGTAAAACCCGATCCTTATCGCCTAATGAGGGCGGAGGAATTGTATCAGGATTTGCGCTTGCCTTTGGAATTTGCCGACAAGACGGTCAATGAGTATAAGCCTAAGAACGAGGTTCAAATATCAGCGCGGGGCCTATGTGTTAGCTATGTAAATGGGTTTGTTGAACTAGCCAGTAAAGGGCAGGGAGTGGTAATAAGCGGTCCTACAGGGACCGGCAAGACGCATTTAGTAGTGGGAGTAGCTAAAGGCATCATATCGCAGCACCTGAGAGGGGTCAGATTTGTTGACGTTGGCGTTTGGGCATCGGATTTTGTTTATGGCAGCCGAAGTTTTGACGAGAAGAAAAAGACTATTGAGGGCATGAAAAATGCGGAGGTAGTTATCCTGGATGACCTGGGAGCAGAGAAGGAGTTGTCCAGTAAGGCAACAGCGATAGGAGCCATACAGTTGATACTTAAGCACCGCTACAATCAGGCCAAGCCGACAATTATAACCACTAATCTTAATCAGACAGAGCTAAGCGAGTATATAGGGCAACGAGTTTGGAGCAGGGTTAGAGGTAAGAGCATGTTTATAAATCTGACCGGTGGAGATCACCGGACCGCGAACAGGAATCACGAGTGGGGCGATATAGGGGAACTGAGGGAAGAACCGGCTTAAGCCAAAACGAATATAAGAAATTGGTGTAGTGGTTGAGAAGCCAGCAAAGAAAACAAGGAAGAAGGCGAAATGATGCGTAAGGAATATGAGTTAAACAAAGAACAATTAGATGGCTTAATGGAAGCCTGCAAACCTGTCCCTTATATGGTTTTCGGTGGTCACGAACCATCGTCCCCAAGAGAAAATGCCAATAGGGCATGGGCTAGACTGGGCAATGAAATGGGATTTGAGTATATGACGGTGCAACCAGTCAAGGGCAAGAGTGTTTCTTTTTTTACGGCAGAAGAGAATCCCGAACTCCTCGAAAGCGGGGTGTAGATATGCCGCGCAAAAATAGAAAAGGCCGCAAGCCCGAAATAGGCAAACGCATAGCAACCGCTAAGCCGGTGCTGGTGGTAGTGGATGCGCCGATAACAGAGAAAAAACCGGTTGAGTGCAGTATTCCGAAAGTTAAGCCAGCGGTGCATGGCGGATATGTGCACGCGTTTCAGAGTTACGAGTTTACGATTTATCCCGGCAGGCTAATGGCTAGCGCGGATTATAAGGGGAGGTAATGGCAATGAGAGAACTACCGATTTTGTTTAGTACCGAAATGGTGAACGCAATTCTTAATGGCAATAAAAGTCAAACGAGAAGGGTAATTAAGCCACAGCCTGACAAAGAAGTTACGCAAATGGTAGATTGGTCAACTTGGCTTAAATGCCCCTACGGTGAGCCAGGAGACAGACTATTTGTCAAAGAGACATGGAAGATAGAAGGAATAGACCCTGTAAACCTTACCATGTTAATTAGGTATAGGGCAGATAACGAATGTAAAGTGGCACAATTCAGCCCCGAACGCTTTGAAAAGTTCCGCAAATTCTACCAAAAGAACGGCTGGCAATCGCCCTATTTTATGCCCAAGGAAGCTACGAGGATATGGTTAGGGAATGAAAACGTACGAGTTGAGCGGTTGTGGGACATAACGGAGGAAGATGCCATAAAAGAAGGGTGCGACAAGTTGCTTATGAAAACAAGGTCAGCACGAAACAACTTTATGAATTTATGGAACTCTATCAACACTAAACGGGGCTATATATGGGCAATGAATAATTGGGTATGGGTCGTGGAATTTAGGAGGGTTGACTCTTTATGAAGTTAATCATCCCAGGCCGCCTACCGAGCCTAAATGACATAATAGATGCCGCCCGAGGCAATAAATACGAGGCCGCCCAGCAAAAGAAAGACTCAACCGATTTGGTTATGTGGTATGCGATACAGGCCAAGTTGCCAAAGATGAACTATATTGATCTGACAATAACATGGTACGAACCCAATAAGAAGCGGGACAAAGATAACGTGGAAGCTGGCGTGAAATTCATCCTCGATGGGCTTGTATCGGCTGGCGTGATTGTAAAAGATAATTGGCGATATATCGGGGACATAATCCACAAGGTGAGGTTAGACCGGATGAAACCCAGGATTGAGATAGAGATTGCGGAGGGACAGATTGAGGAAACGGAGGGATAGGCATGAACTATAACTTTCATTACAAAATAAATCTACGGAACCCCAGGTATTTAATAACCACGATAAGCAGCTCTTTACCCCTGTCACAAGGTACCCAGGATATGTTACAGGGTTTGCTTGCGTTCGATACGCAAATAAGCTGTAGCTACCCTGCGGGGGCTGTTGAGGCGATATCTCGGGAGGAGTACGACAAGGCGATGGGATGGGAGGTGAAGGAGGAATATGGCGACTTATGCAAATAAACAGCGCCCGGTACCCGAGATGTGTCTAGGCTGCTATAGAAATAAAGGTGTTAGGTGCGAAGTCATATCCGAGCCGGCTTATATCTGTGAGCATCGAGGGACTTGCTTCGCCAGGGTGAACGCCCGCAGGGCGAAAGAGATAGAAAAGGAGATCGCTGGTGCTAAGAGATTAGAGCATGGGGGTAGGGCGCAGTCTGTTTAGAAAGCAAAGTAGGGGAGGCTAACCATTGGCTAAGATGCGTTTATGTTCAAAATGCGGGGTAAGCCTAGATGAAATAAGACCAGGTGTATTCTCCTGCCCTCGGGGGCACGGTGAGTGGACTACTGGGATAGTATCACGGCCCAGGGTACACAATATAAAAAACGGAAGCGTGGGTGGTGGTGGTCCAATCAAAGCAACAGGGAGTAAATCTAGCGGGAAGAAGCGGAAGAAACCGCATAAGGTTGGACTAATAAATATTTTCGATAGGCTCTAAAAAAAAGTTTGGACAAAAGAAAACTTGTTTTGTATCATATACTTGACTCGTGCGCCCTCCAGAACGTACGAGTTATTTTTATTCCTAGTTTGCAGGAATTTGCTTCCTTTTGCCGAATGTTGGAAGAAAAGGTGAAAGGGGGATAACAAAAAGCATGGAAAAATATTATATCATCGGCTATTCAAAGGAAGAGATTGCTCAAGGGTATGGACTTAGATTCATGGATATTTGTTCTAAATTATGGTCAAATAATATGATGCAAACGCAAGACCTAGCAAGTAGAGGGATACCATATACGGCATATCCGGTATTAGCCTATTCTATGACTCCTTTATCGGACGAATATGGGCGGTTACATTGGATGATGCCTTAATCGAAATCAGGAGTAAGTATGGTGACGGTAAATTAAGCATTCGAGAGTGTAATGTCCAATCCCGAAAAGGGTTTACTTGGTATGAGTTTTACATAGAAGTCCCCAGGGGTGAGGAGTTGATTATACATGAATTCAAAATGGCCTGAGGTAGAAGACAAGTTAACTCTTATTACCGCGTGGGCAAGGGATGGTTTAACAGATGCTGATATTGCCCATAATCTGGGAATTAGTACCGTATCCCTGTGGAAGTATAAGGCTGAACATATTAGTTTGTTTAACGCCCTAAAAGTAGGCAAAGAAGTTGCAGATATAACCGTTGAAAACGCTTTATATAAGCGCTGTATTGGTTACAGTTACGAAGAGATAACCACGGAAAGAGCACCTGTTTATAATGACTATGGTAAGATAATTAAACATGAAATGCTGGTTACTAAACGTGTTACAAAAGAAGTGCTGCCCGATCCAGTTAGTACATTCTTCTGGCTTAAAAATAGGAAGAAGCTAGAATGGCGCGATAAGCACGAGATTGAGAAGGTAGTAGAAGTTAGAGTGCCTATGTTGGAAGAGGTTCTGTCTACCTTCAAACAAATGCGACAGTTGAATAAAGCTGAGGTTATTACTATAGACCTAGATTTTGACGATACATTAGCCATTGCCGATAGCGTTGAGGACATCGAAGCAGAGTAAGGATAGATAAACGAATGTGTGTGTTTATTTGTGTGCTTATGTGCGTGTATGTTTGTGTTGATATGTGTGGGCGTGGGCGTGGATGTATAGACAATGCATAGACGATGTATAGTATATGTGTGTGATATGGAAGATGTGTTGTGGCATGTGGAGGCCAAAGGCTAATCGAGTGTAAGCTACTCAATATAAGCGAAAAACCTTAAATACCCGCCAGTCTTACTCCCACGGGGGTTGATGTATTTCAGGTTAACATAATGAGTATTATAGGAAGTTGCTAAATATGGAGGGGTGGCCTTCTTTTTTGGGATTTGCTGGAATGCCGGGCGGTTACCCCAACAATTATTTATACAATTTTGAGGGCATAACAAAGGAGATGATAACATTGCCACCTAAAGATATTTCGCCTATACAAGTACAAGGCGGTTGTATCCTTGAATTAACACCAAAGCCAAGAGAGCCAGAGAATGAAGTAAAACAATCCTAATAATATTTTATACAATTTTCACAGGCTTAAACTCCTCGTTAAAGATGAGGGGTTTGCGTAAGTAGAACTGGATTAAGACTAAGAGGGGCAAAACTAAAAAAAAGTGACTTCAATTGCCGGTGGCTGTAAGGCGCATCGGCTTTTTAGTGAGTAGACACTAGATGTCTACTGAAACGCATTTGAGTAGACATCTAGTGTCTACTTTAACACGCTAAAGTGTTTTATATGGAGGTGGTCGTAATGTCCGACAATAAGCCAGTATTGGACATTGTTGTTAGGGGAACCGGAGAAGTGACAAACACATTAAATGAAGGTGATCGGATATTAAGGAAAAGAAGTACTGAGCATTTACAGAGCACGGTTGAAATTCTGCCGGATGCTCCTTATATAAAAACATTTATTAAACCACTTTCCCAGTTGTCGGAGATAGCAACCGGGCAGGAAATGCTCATGATCTATTATCTTATGCAATATCTAAGTTATGATAGCGGCTTACTGTTGCTCCAGAACGGCAGGTATTTAACTAGGTCGCATATAGCTGAAGACCTGGAACAATCAGAACGACAGGTCGATAGAACGCTGGATAAGTTAAAGGAAAACGAGGTATTAAAAAGGGTATTGGGAGCAAGGCGAGAGGTTTCTTTTATTATGAATCCTTGGCTATTTATGAAGGGCAAGCGGATTAACAGAACTCTTTATGACTTGTTTAAAAACTCCCGTTGGGCAAAAGTACATGAATTAAAACCAACCAGATAACCACCGGACTTCGAGAGAGGTTCTTTTTTATTGCTTAGAAGGTGAAATAATGGCAAAAACGCAAATCCCCCAGCAGTACCTGCAGACTACAGAACAAGAAGACGAGCAGAACCGGCAACTCCTGTATGAAGCAGTTTATAATCAGTTCCTTGCGAGCGGTGCGAGTCCAAAGGAAGCGGCAACAAGTACAGAAGAATTAATCTTAAAACACATCAACAATCTCTTTGGGTTCCAGGGCCTGGCGCATAGCATAGGGGCTTTGAGCATCCCATATTTCTGTAAGTACTTTCTCCAGGACACGTTCATCCCTAAAAAAACAAATGCGGCCAGAGAATTAGCACTACTCCACCTTGAAATATGGGAAGAACTAGATAAGATGTTCCTGCAAGATGAGTATGACAAAATTGAAGTAGCATGGCCCCGGGGTTGCGCTAAGACAACAGTCTTGGACTTTGCTCTGACAGTCTGGCTACACTGTTATGAGAAGAGCAAATACACGCTTGTGGCTGGAAAAACAGAGTCGGATTCTACGGAGTTCATTGCCCAGGCAAGGCAAGCGTTCGAAGAAAATCAATATCTTATAGCTGGATTTGGAAAACTGATTAAGCCCAACGATTACACGGTAAATAAACTAGAGCTTGAATTAACAAACAAGACAAAGATCCAGGCCATATCCTCCACGTCTAGCATGAGAGGAAAGAAATATGGTGGATCTCGACCATCTACTATTATTGCCGACGACTTCCAGGGTCGGGCCGATGTTATCACTCAGGAGAGCCGCGATAAAAAGTATAACACTTGGGTTGAAGATTCCGGCTATGCTGGGGATAAGGCAGTCTTCCGGGATGGTGTGAAGATTAAACCTGCGACTAAATTTATAGTCCTGGGCACGATTTTGCATCGGAATTGCTACATGTCTAGGCTCTTACTCAATAAAGATTATAAGCACATTCTGAAAAGGGTTGTTGATTTTGAGGTAGACGAATACTTCCATGAGGGTCTGTGGGAAGAGTTTAGTAAAATCTATTTTGACGATAAGCTGAAAGATTCGGTGGCCACGGCGAAAGAGTTTTACTATCAAAACGAAGAGGCCATGACCTACGAGACAATCTGGGATGATAAGTATGATTGTCTGGACCTGGCCATTGATTATTTTAATAACCCCATAGCCTTTAAGCAAGAAATGATGAACGACGCTTCACGGATCGGTGAGAAGTGGTTTAAAAGTATGTGTACGCAGCCGGCAGAAGAGATTGAAGCGCATACCTTTGAAAAGACCATGCTTGTGGCTGACCCTGCGAGCAGTGTGAGTGTTAGAAGTGATTACACGGCTTTATGTGTTGGATCAATCGCTGATAATAACTTTGCTTATATTCGGAAAGGGATTATTGCGAAGCTAGGCTTTGACGATTTCTGCGCGAAGGTAGTTGAGCTGTTGAAGGTATATCCTGACACCACCCATGTGTCTGTGGAGAAGAATCTATACAGCGGTGCCGATGTTCTGAAAATAAAAGAGTTGATTCTGAAAGATTCTGAGCTAAAGAATAGAACGATTGAGTTCATAAACAAAATGCAGCGGGTTAATAAAGATGAAAAAATCTCCACCATTATCCAAGGAGTAAATATGGGACAGATAATTTTTAATGAAGAGGATTACCAGGCCAATGAGCAAATCATGAACTTTTGTGGACAGTTATTCAGTGAACATGATGATTTCCCTGATTGTGTTGCGCAAATGATGAATGACATCAAGGAAATCGAGGTCGTCTATCGGGTAGAGTTTATGAACCGTAATAAATTATTTGGGAGGTGATTATCATTTTTGATGTGAATGTGAATAAGGAAATTCTTACTAAGGTATTTGCCAATTTCCAACGCCAATATCATGTGAATGTAAAAATGTACCTCTATTATCTTGGGGTTACCGACACCAACAGAAATGGCCTTAATGCTTCATCTAATGGTAGTTATGACGATATTTTCATCAATGAATATAACTTGGATGCGGAAGGCGCGGGGAATTACAATTACGTTAATGACCGCTATGACAAACGGATCAACACAAATTTTATTAAAAAATTTTTGAAGGAAGAAGTGTCATACTCGGTTGGGAATGACATTACCTATACCAGCCATAAGGGTGACGATAAGATAATTGAGTTGCTGAGGACATCCACGGCCCACTGGAAGGTGGATCATGATGCAACCCTAGCGAAGAACATGTTAATTTATTCAACCGCCTATGAACTTTATTATATCGACAAAGATGCTCAATTCTGCAGCCGAGTCATCAGCCCCCGGCACGGAATTGCCTATGTCGATCCTTTTGATAACGTAATTTTTTTCCTGCATATTTTCAGACAGCCATACGACACCAAGATGTATGTAGATATCTACACAGACAGCGAGATTATCCATTGCGACGAGGTATTTAACGAGATCAATAGAACCCTGCACCCCTTTGGGTGCGTTCCCGTAGGCATTGCAGTAGCCAGCGAAGAGGGCTGGCTTGACAGCCTATACAAAGACATTAAAACGCTCCAAGATGCTTATGAGACGAATCTATCTGATATATCGAGCGAGATAACCGAGTTCCGTAATGCTTACCTAGTTCTCAACAATTTAGATTTACAAGACGATGACCTGCCGACAATGAAGAAGCAAGGAATAATGAAGACCAAGGGCAAGGACGGAAGCGCGTCCTGGCTAATTAAGGCCATCAACGATACTTTTATCCAAAACACGCTGACAACCCTTGAAGATAAGATGTTTCAAATCTCGTGTCATATAAATTCAAATGAGAAAATGAGTTCAAACACTTCAAGTCTGGCCCTAAGGGCTAGGCTTATTTCTTTGGAGGAAAAGTGTAAACTCAATCAGAAGGCTCTGGCAAACTGCGTAAAAACTCGGCTTGAGATGTTACTAATCTACATGAATGGCCTGAAGAATACCAAGTTTGATTATCGGGACGTCAAAGTTAAGTTTACCCCTAACATTCCATCCGATGATATGACCAACAGTACTGTAGTTACGGCCCTGGGTGACAAACTAAGCACCGAGACCGCTTTGTCTCTGTTCTCGTTCGTTGACAACCCGCAAAATGAAGTAAAAAAGGCGCAAGCGGAACAAAAAGCTAACAGTATAGGGAATGCGCTGCTGAATCCTCCGCAAGTTCCTGTAATGCCGCCGCCTCCGGCACCTACTATGATAGGGATGGGTAAGTAATGGACAAAGAATATCGCAAAAAGATCGAAAATCTAAAAGTTGAGGGAGAGAACTTCGCCGATAACGCCATGAAAAGTGTCTACAGCGACCAAAAGGCTGCGCTGGATGAACTGCACGCCATGATCGGAAAGATCTACATTGACCACAGCAAAGATGGCTTCCTGAACCTATCAACGGTGCAGAAAGCTACCATTACAGCCAATGTGAAGGTTAAACTAAAGATAATGGGGTTGAGTTTAGGACAAGGAGAGTCAGATAAGGTTACATCGATACTGGGTGAAGTTTTTAAGACTACTTACTATCAATCGGCATTTATTATGGAATCTGGAATGAAGGGTAACCTGAAATTCAACATTTTAAAGAAAGAATTCGTCGATGCTGCTGTAAATGCAAAATATAAGGGTGAGTTTTTTAGTGACAGGATATGGGCTAATAAAGCGGATATGATTGATAAATTACAAAGTTCTATTGCCGGTGCAATGAAAGGCGAGATGACAATAGACAAAATCGGGAGGGAAATAAGGGACCGTTTCGAGGTTACGGCTTATGACAGCCAGCGTTTAGTAAGAACCGAAACGGCACGAGTACAGACACAGGCAAGTGAAGATATAGCAAGAGCAACCGGTGTTAAACAGGTCATGTGGTCGGCAACGCTCGACAATTTAACAAACCCCGAAGACGCAGAACTTGATGGTAAGGTGTGGGGCATAGATGATGACCACCCCGAACCACCTTTGCATCCAAATTGTAGATGTTGTCTCATAAATGTTCCATACGAAGGATGGAGCCCATCGGCAAGAAAAGACAATGAAACCGAGGAGATTATCGCATATAAAACTTATGCAGAATGGAGCAAGGACAAGGGGATCTAAAGTGCACTTCCCAGGCAAAGAAATAGCATGGGCAGGGCAGAAAGAAGGGCTTTAATAATGGCAATTGAGAATTTCGACGAGGTAAAAGCATATTTCGACACCAACAAAGACACAGAGGAAATCAAGAACTATATCGGAGGTTTAAACCCGGTGACAACTGATAGAGCTAATGCTTTCCTAAATACCGAGGATGGTAAAAAACTTTTACAGCCCAAGTTGGACACATATCACAACAAAGGATTAGAGTCTTGGAAGACCAATAATCTCGATACCTTAGTTGCCGCAAAGGTGAAGGAGCTTCACCCGGACGCAGATCCTAAAGATCTAGCTCTCAATAAACTCCAAGCCCAACTTGACAAAATGCAAGGTGATTCTGCCAGAAAAGACTTAACTAATAAAACGCTCAAACAGTTTCAAGAAAAGAAACTGCCCGCCGAATTAGTTGATTTTATCATTGGCGCAGATGAGGATGCCACAAGCAAAAACCTAGAAATGCTTACTGCCTTATTTGCTAAACATGATGAAGCGATTAAGACGGAGTTTGCAAAATCTAACAGTTATACCCCGCCCAACACAAAAGGGAACCTTGGCAAAGAAGAAGAAGCTGCCCGGGCGGAAATCGCCAAATTTATGGGCAAATAAAATTTAAAACGAAAGAGGTAATACAAAATGCCAATAAACACTTTAGCCTACGCAACATTATTTATGCAGGAGCTTGATAAACAAATCGTGGCTGGTGCCACTTCCGGCTGGATGGAAGGCAACGCGGGATTAGTAATTTACAACGGTGGTAATACGGTAAAAATCCCTAAAATCTCCATGGATGGACTTGGAAACTATGACCGTTCGCTAGGATTCACCCAGGGTGCGGCTACTCTTGCCTACGAGACCAAAACAATGGGGCAAGACAGAGGCAGAACCTTTATGCTTGATAGCATGGACGTAAATGAAACTAATTTTGTGGCGAATGCATCCAATCTGATGGGAGAATTTCAGCGCACAATGGTTATCCCTGAAATAGATGCTTACCGTTACAGCACGATTGCACAGCAGGCTATCGCAAACGGTAGAGCTTCTGGTGGATATACCCCTGTGGTTGCTGATATTCTGACAAAACTTAGAGCAGACATTGCAGCAGTTCAAGATGTTATCGGTGCTGACAAGGCATTGGTAGTTACAATGTCAACGGCTACCTTAAATGTTCTTGAAAATTCGGCTGAAATTGTCAAACAACTTAATGTAGGTACTTTTCAAGCAGGGGTTGACCTTACTTATGAAGTTAAAAAAATTGACGGTGTGCCAATTCTTGAAACTCCTTCTGCAAGACTTAAAACAAATTATGCATTTTTCGATGGTAAAACAGGCGGGCAAATAATAGGCGGTTTTGCTCCTGCGGGTAAAGCGGGTGTTACTATTGGCGACGTCAGATATGATGCTGCCGCTGTTGGTACTGCCGGAAACGCTTATACCGTTACGATCGTTCAAGGCTCCGGCGCATCCGTTACAACTGCCGGTGTAGTTGACGGTTCTGGAAACCTTGTTATTACATTGGGTACGACAAGCGGTTCTGTTCCTTTATCCGTCAAGGCTTCTGACATTGCAGCATTAAGTTTCAGTGGTGCAGGTGCTGCTTTAATTACAGCTACAGTTTTACTCGGCGCAACTGTTCAAGTTGCAAGTGCAATTAAAACTATGGTTGGCGGTGCTGGTGCCGGTGCTGCTGCTAAATCTATTAACTGGATTATATGTGCAGTAAATTCTCCTATTGCTATCTCTAAAACAGATAATATCAGAATCTTTAGTCCTGATCAAAACCAAACAGCTGATGCATGGAAACTCGACTATCGCAAATATCATGACCTTTGGATTATGGATAACAAACTACCTACAATCTTTGTAAACGTCAAAGAATCACTTTAAATTAATGGGGGTGGGAAACTGCCCCTTTCCCCTTTTAAGGAGGTTTTGCCATGGCGGCACTTGATGACATTAAAACAGTTTTAGGCATAAGCGACATATCAAAGGATGCCTTGCTAAGCGTTTATATTCGCAAGGGCGTTACCCTTGTCACGGCATACATGAACGCTCCTGCTGTACCCATCACTGTCCCTCCTACATTGCCAGTAGATGTTGCCATAGTCTATGCCGATGCCATTACCGAGTATGCGACGCTATGCTACAGGAAGCGTGGACAAGAGGGCGTTAAACAGTTCAGCCAGGGCAGCAGATCAGGAACGTATGAAGACAGCTTGCAAGGGAGCGTAAAAGACCTGCTACCCTCCCCGTTTATCCGGATGGCAAGGGTAACGCGTGATCCTTATGCTATGTAATTACAGCGTGGGAGTGTGGAATCGGGGCCCATCGACAAAGGTGAATGGCATAACTATCCCTGGGGTGCTAGCGTGGGTAAAAGATGTTGATGCCGATATACAACCCTATAGCACAGCGTTGTTAATGAGGTCTTACGGTTACAACATTGAAGTGAATAAAAGATTGTTTTTAGACTTTGATCCTGTGGTCCAAATTGGGACAGTTTTCTACTACACTAATCCACAAGGGATACTCGAAAAGTATGAAGTGAAAACCATAATTAATTGGGACTATTTGGAGTGCGCTTGCTTGGGGGTGGTTTAATTGGATTTCAAGAGCAATAAGGCCGCGGTAATGGCTGCTATGAAACTCTGCAAAAAGGATTTCTGTGTTGGTGTTGGCACTCTTGTAGTTGCCGAAGCGCAGGCAAGAACTAAAGTTGATACGGGAAATCTGAAAAGGTCAGAAGTATACGAAGTCATGCCAGGGAACGAAGGCGTTTATGTTGGTGTGAATGAGTCTGCACCTTATGCTTTGACAATTGAAAAAGGTTTGTCAGGACATAAAGCACAGCCCTTTTTAGAACCGGGGGCAATGGCAAGCATCCCGAAGATCATAAATGTGGCCGAAGGACTTTACAAGAGCAAGTTAGGTGGTGCGTGATGTTAGAACTATATGGATTACTTGCCGGCATTATCGAACCTATTTGCCCCTGCTTTGTCGATCATTATCCAGAAGACGAAACAAAAACTTTTCCTTATGCCGAGATTAAATTCCCCAATGCCTTACCAAACAACAGTTTTAGCGACAACAATTTGCTGGAAGTAGATATTTGGGACGACAAGGCGACCGATATCAGGGAGATCGAAGGCATTACCGATGCAATTCACAAGGCGTTAAATCGGTTGCAGTACAACGATGCGGTTATGAATGTATCAATAAATCGGAATACGCCATACCTGCTGAATTTGCCGGACCCGATAATCCATATTCAGAGACGGCAGTTGCGCTATGTCACAACAGTCTATTACAAATAAGAAGGAGTGATTATTTTGCCTATAAACAGCACAAATACAATAGGTTTTACGGTGGGTACAGCGAATAACCTGCTCATTGATGCCGGGGCCGTATACAAAAATTATGGTCTGGCAAACGAAGCGTTAATAGGGGCAACGTCGGGCGGAAATGAATTTGACATCAAGGTTAAAACTCGCGACGTCAAAGTCGATGGCCTGAAAGGAACCGTCAAAGGGCTAACACGGATTATCAGCACGGACGTAACCTTAAAAGTTAACATGCTTGAACTCACCACAGATATTTTAAAGATGGCCCTTATGGGCGCGGTAGATAGCACCGGTGCTGACTACGATGTTATCACAGGCAAAACGGAAATAGCACTGGCTGACTATATCGACAATATCGCCATAGTAGGCAGATTAAGCGGCAGCCTGAAACCTGTAGTAATTATCCTCAAAAACGTGTTAAGTTCTGACGGAATTAAGTTTAGTAACAAGGATGCAGTTGACAATATTTTACCTATTACGTTTACAGCAAGCATTGATCCCAATACCCCAACGGTTAGTCCGTACGAAATCCGTTACCCGAAAATCGGAGCATTGGCAGCGTTCTATATGCTGGCAGCCCCGATTATTAACGGTGGGAAAATCCGCATGGACTTTAGCGATACGGTAGCGGCAGTAGTACCGCTTCAAGGATTTACGGCCAGTCTCCTTGGTGTGACTGATGTAGTTACAGCGGCTGTCCGAGATGTAAACGATACGTCCGTTATAATGCTTACTCTAACAACTGTCC